TTGCATTAAAAACTCGCATGCTTCATTTATTAATTTTATTTCTTTTGTACTTAATTTTATAGTTTTCATAGTTTTATTTATTATAGTTTATAATTTTAATCTTATACTTATATTATCCAATTTATAACGTAGCAACTAAGGGGCTTCCATAAATGCTGTACACGTACCGTATCCCCCTTGGTAACCCCGGTTCGCACGTCTACGGACTGGACCAGGGTCAGGGGTTAGGTAACTATGAAAAACCTATTGCAGTAATTTCTTTCTAAGTGATTGTGTTAATTTCATATCTTCTTTATAAGTGTTTATGTTTTTTGTATAATCTTCAGTTAATGTTCCCAGTGATTTTTCCATATGATATAACAGTATCAATGATTCATCTGTGTTTAAAGTTTGTGTATTATAGTTTATTTCAGTAGTCATAGTTTTATTTATTATATATTTGTTTTATTAAATCTTTTATTAACATTTCTTCAGTTTCATTTTCTTCTAAATCACATTCATTTTCTACAAATTCAGTTACTTCTTTTAGAACTTCATCTCTATTTTGATAATTTGAATTAAATTTAAAATGATCTAAAGTGTCTTCGTTCCAATGGAATTTGTTTATATATTTATTTTTCATAGTATTTATTATTTAATTATATTATCCATAATTAGTCGTAGTAACTAAGGGGTTAAGCTAGCAACTTAAAAAAGCTAAAATAAATGATGGGGTTGACCGGAAAACGGCCCCCGTGGGGCTAAAAAAACGATTTACGGATCGGTGGGCTATATGCTATACATATGTATTATACAAAATCTCTAATTGTGAAATACCAATTTAGGTGACATAAGGTATATATATAAATATAATAACAGGCTAACGTCATACTTTTTTAAATATTACCTAATTCTGTGTAATAATAAGACTATGTAAAGACTTTAATTTATTGCAATGGAAAAAGATGAAGACAAAATACACATAAAGGCCAATGGGATCAGGAATGAACTGAAAAAAATCCATAAAGCTTTAGACAAACTAACAAACGCCTTGATTGAAATACATCTGGCACAAACAAACAACAATGAAAAAGATGATCATAACTGCACTTGTGGCCCTGAACGGCTGTAGTGCTATAAAACATTACGAAAATACGTACGAAAATTTTAAAAATATCACAAAAGACGTCTGTATAGACAATTCTCAAGAGGTAACGCTAGCACAACACCTCTACAATGAAATGTTTTTACCTTTTAGGGGCGCAAACAAAGAGTTGATATACGAATAATAACATGTTAAAATAAAAATTATGCCAGGACATACTAAAAAAAAGAAAGAAGCGGGTAAAATAGGCCCCGGGGGAGAATCTCCAAAAGGAGGGAAGCTTAAAACAGGGAAAGATATAATGGATAAAGCCAAAAAAATTACCCCGCTTGATCCAAATGCTCAAAATAAAATGCCTAAAGGCAAAAAAGAATCAAAAGGTAAAGCTAAAGATCAAAAAGAAAAGAAAATACCTGGAAAAATGAAAGCATTGCCTAAATATGGGAAAATGCCTATTAAAAAACACAAGCAAGGACACGGGGACGGTAAGAAAAAAGAAAGTGGATCAGAAAGAAGACTAAGAGAAGCAGGTGGAATAACCCCCGAAATGAAAGAAAAATACAAAAAATACAAAGAAGCGGGTGGAACATTGACAATTGCGGAGGCTAGAAGAATAAATTTTAGAACTAAAGAACAATCTAAAAAAGTAATGGCTGAAGAAAGAGCCAGACAAGCTGCAGAAAACAGAAGAAAGGCAAAAGAAATTAGAAAAGAAAGAATGACTGAAGATGGTGGACTTGTATTTAAAGAAACTGACGCAGTAATAAACCCTAACGTTAGAAGAAGAGAAAAAGAAAGAGAAATGAAAGAAAAAAGAGCTTTACCTAAACATTCAAAAGTAAAACCTGCTCTTTATCAAATGAAACCTAAAGTAGATGGTATGCCTAAATTTACCTATGCAGCTATGGAAGCTAAAAAAGCAGGTAAAAAGTCTTTTGAATATGCTGGTAAAACTTTTCCAGTTAAAAAAGGTACTTATGGTAGTTCTAATAAAGCTTTATATAAATCAAAAATGCCTGCAATGTATAAGTTAGGTGTAAAAGCACTTAACAGATTAGATAAATAATGCCTCAGCATTTAACACCAGCAGCGAAGCGCCGAAAACGGCAGCGAGACCTAGAATACGCAAAAACCCCCAGGCGAACGCGTATGAAAGCCGAGAACCAACGGAAGCGTCGTGCAGCAGAGAAAAACGGTAGAAATTTAAATGGAATGGATTACGATCACACAACTATGAGTTTCGTATCGGCGCGGCGCAATCGCTCTGGTTTTGGAAAAGGCACTAAAAAAAATAACACAGTAAGAAATACATAATATGGCTATAATATCTTCGTATACCATAGGAACCCCAACCGTAGATGACTATTTAATAGGAACGGATGACCCAGGAGGGCAGGGGCCTACAAAAAACTTCACATTACAATCAATAATTAATTTAGTCTCCGGTTCACTCGGAGATAACAATTTTTATTTATCTGGTATTTCTTCAAATTCCAGCACAGGCGCTATTACTTTTACTGTAACAGGCGGATCAAATCAAACACTTACACTTGGTACAGCTGCATTTAAAGCAACAACACATTTTGCACTTGCTACTGATCTTACAACACATATAAACGATTCAACACAACCGCATACTCTTGATTCAATTGTAACTGCTCAAAGTTTACTTCCTACAAAATTAAAAGGTATAACAGGTAATGGTACTAATGGACAATTAGTAAGCGTTGATGGATCGGGAAATTTTGTATTAATAAACAATACTGATAATAATGATAATTTTTTCTTAAATGGCATTACAAAATCAGGTACAGATTTAACATTTAGTGTTAGCGGAGGAACAAATATCACAACAACTTTATTTAAAGAAGCAGCTTTTTTAACTAAAGCAGAAATTAGAACAGATGTTTTACAAAATGTAACATTTACAACTGCCTCTTTTACTGATTTAAAAACTTTAGCTAAACTTGATCAGGTTGATACAAATGAAATAAAATCAGCAGCTATTATAAATGAAAAAATTGCAGACGGTACTATTGGGGAAGAAAAGTTAAATATAACTAATTCACCTGTTAATGGATATGTACTTACAGCAGGCTCTTCAGCTGGTACAATGAGTTGGGTTCAAAACTCAGCTTCAAATTATTTTTTAGATGGTATAAGTAAATCAAATGAAACTTTAACCTTTAGTATTAATGGTGGCACAAATGTAACTTATACTTTTGGAGCCGGTGCATTTGCAGATTTTGGAGCGGGTGCTAATGATGTAGCTAGAGGTAATCATCAGCATGTTCTTGCTGATATAACAGACTCAGGCGCATTGGCTGGTAAAAACACAGCAGCAACAGGTGATATTGATAACAATGCAATAACACTTGCTAAGTTAAGTGATAGCAGTGCTACTAATGGCCAAATATTATCTGTTAATTCAAGTGGTAATTTAGAATTTATAAACGCATCAGCAGTATCAGTTGCAACCGCACGTTTATTACCAACAAGTGTAGGAAGTAATAATTCTTCAGTTACTGGAAAAGGGGGTCAAATTGTTAGAGTAAATTCAGGAGCTACTGCTGTAGAATATACTGATTTAGAAGTTCAAAAAGATGAATTTGATACTGGTAATTCACCTACAGCTGGTAAAGTGTTAGGTCTTGACAGTAACAATGATTTACAATGGATAGACACCGGAACTGCTTCAATTGGCACAGATACACTTACATCGGCTAAAATAAACTTTTTTGAAAATACACTCAATATAGCTGCAGGTAAAATATTAGTTGCTAGTTCTGGCGGTACAAAATTTGATAGTGTTGCAATGTCTGGTGATATTGCTATTGCTTCAAGTGGTGCTACAACTATTCAAGCAAATGCTGTTGAAACACCTATGATAGTAGATGATAATGTAACACCTGCAAAAATTAGTATTATAGATGATTCAGTAGCTGCAACAAGTGCACACATATTAATAGGTGACGGTACAGACTTTGGTAATGTTGCGTTGTCGGGTGATGTTACAATTGCAGCAAACGGAGCAACAACAATACAAGCTGATTCAGTTGAAAACGATATGCTTGAAGCAAGGTTTACAGATGAAGTTGCAATATCTACTTTAACTGGAACTGTAGCATTTAACTGTGCAAGTGGATCCGTATTTAAATTATCAGGTGATCTTACAGGTGCTTATACAATACAATTGGCAGGATTTAAAAAAGGACAAGTAATAACGATATACCCTTTAAAAGGAAACCAAACAGTTAATTTAGCCACAGCAAGTGGTTCACCAACATTTAATAAATTAGGTGGTACTAATTATGAAGATAACGGTACATCTAGTAATATATTACAAATAGAATGCGTAGACGATGCATCAAATGCTACTTTCTTTTATTCATTAGCTACTTTTGCCTCTGACGCATCAGATATATAATTATGCTTAGAAAAAGAATTTTACAATTATCATCAGCTGCCACATCTCCATATAACATAAATTATCTTGTTCTTGCAGGTGGTGGTGGGGCTGGTGCTAGAAGAGGTTCAGGCGGTGGTGCTGGAGGTTTAAAAAGTTCATTTGGTTCATCAGGTGGTGGTGCTTCAGCTCTTTCTGAGTTAGCACTAACTCCAGGCACACAATATACTATAAATATAGGGGCCGGTGGTTCAGGTGCGGCAGCAGGTAGTGATACTATAGGTGCTAAAGGTTCAGATTCTTTTATAAGTGGATCCGGTATTACTACTATAACCTCACTCGGTGGCGGGACAGGCTCATCTATTTCTACCTCATTTGCAACTATAACCGCTTCAGGCGGGTTATGGAATGGAGGATGTGGCGCTGGTGGTGGTGCTAATCATACTTGTAGTACTAATAGTCTAGGTGAATCACCAACACAAAACCACGGTAATGGAACATCAGGTCAAGGTTTTGATGGTGGTGAAGGAATTAAAGCTCATGACGGCGGTGGTGGCGGCGGCGGTGGCGGTGGAGGTACAGCTTCAGCAGGTACAGATAATTCAGGATGTGTAAATAACTCCTATGGAGGTAGTTCACAAGCAGGTGGTAATGGCACTTCAATTTCAATAACTGGTAGTGGTGTTACTTATGGAGCAGGTGGTTCAGCTACAAATGGCATTGGTGGAAATTCAAATGGTGGTGGTTCACAAACAGCAAATACAGGAAATGGTGGTAGAGGTAATGCAGAAACAGCAGGTGTAAATTCAGGTGGTGAAGGTGGCGGAAGTGGAGTAATTGTTTTAAGAATACCTAATGCTAGTTACTCAGGTACAACTACAGGCAGTCCAAATGTAGACACTTCAAGTGTAAGTGGTTTCACTATTTTAAAATATACAGGTACAGGAACATATACAGGTTAAATTATGGCACATTTTGCAGAATTAAATGAAAATAAAAAAGTTATAAATGTAATAAAAGTACATAATAGTGTATTATTAAAAGCAGATAATACAGAGGATGAATCTAAAGGTATTGAATTTTTAAACTCTATATATGGTCATAATAACTGGAAACAAACAAGTATCAACACTTGGATGGGTGAACATAAATTAGGGGGCACACCATTTAGAAAAAATTATGCAGGATACTGGTATGACTGGAATGAAGACATACAAGGATTTATACCACCAAAATTACACAACTCCTGGGTATTAAATGAAAATAAAGGTATATACGAAGCACCAATATCTATGCCAGAGGGAAAACATTGTGTTTGGGATGAAGAAAATGGTGAATGGTCACAATGTGAAGACATACCCACAGAATGATTATAAAAAATGTTATATTTGTAAAAACCAATAAAGATCCGGGTAATTAAAGGGATCTACCAATAATAACCAATTAAAACCTTAATAATTATGACTTATTTTTATTACAAGTCCAATACATGGGCTACAGAACCAAAGATTAATGAAGAAACCAAAAACCTTTGGACAAAATATGCTAAAAAAAGCAATTGGAGAATAACTCAACTTCCTAACGGATATTACCAAACTGAATTTAATAATGGTGATGAATGGGGTGGAATTACTAGAAGAGAAACAATAGAGGGTGCTGAAAAAGCAATCGACTCTTCTATAGAACACTATGAAAAAAAGCTTAAATTAACACAAGGCCCAATCGTAGTAAAAACATTTTAATATTTAAAATTTAATTTAATGGAATTTAATCATGCAAGTGACATTGTTAAAGATTTAAACTTTAGCGATGAAGCTAGAAATAGAATAATGGAGGGTGTTATTAAACTTAATAATGCGGTAAAATCAACATTAGGAGCATCAGGAAAATGTGTTATTTATGAAGATGCATTAGGAAAACCTGTTGTAACCAAAGATGGCGTAACTGTTGCGAATAGCGTTATATTAAGAGACCCTGTAGAAAATATAGGTGCTACTCTTATAAAAGAAGCAGCTCAAAAAACAGTAAAAGAAGCCGGTGACGGAACCACCACCTCCACCGTCCTGGCTTCGGCTATCTTAACTGAAGCATACAAAAGAAATAATAGTGATGTAAGACTAGTAAAAGAAGGTATTAATTCAGCGTGTCAAAAAGTAATTAAATACTTAAACAAAGAATCAATACCGGTTAAAGATAAAATGCTAGAATACGTTGCTAACATTTCAACTAATAATGACATACAACTTGGTAGTTTAATTGCAGAAGCATATAATAAAGTTGGAAAAAATGGTGTGGTATTGATGGAAGAGTCTGAAACGCCAGAAACGCACGTTGAGATCATAGATGGAGTGCAATTTGATTCAGGCTTAAAATCACCTCACCTTATAACAAATAAAGAAAAAGGCAATGCAGTTTTAGAAAATCCTTTAGTATTATTAGTTGAATCAGAAATAAATAGTATAAGAAAAATACAATCTGTACTTGAATATGCTATTAAAAGTAATAGAGCTATGTTAATTATAGGAAATTTAGGAGCTCAACCTATGTCAGCTTTAATTATGAATAAAGCTAAAGGTAATATAAAAGTTAATATTATAGATTCTCCCGGATTTTCAATACTTAAAAAAGGTTTATTAGAAGATCTTGCATCTATTACGGGTGCTACTATTATAAATGAAGACTTAGGTGATGATTTAGATTTAATCGAAGTAAATCATTTAGGAGAATGTGTTAAAGCAGTAACTGACGATAAAAATACTGTAATAACTATAGATAATATAAATGATAAAATAAAAGGTAGAATTGAAGCTATAGATAATCAGCTAAAAGAAGAAACTAATGATTTTTTTATCAAAAAGCTTGAAGAAAGAAAAGCTATGTTAACTGGATCTGTTGGAGTTATAAAAGTTGGAGCAGATAGTAAAGTAGCATTAAAAGAAAAAAAGGATAGAGTTGAAGATGCTATTTATGCAGTAAAAGCAGCAATAAAAGAAGGCATAGTTCCAGGTGGTGGCATATGCTTATTAAATGCTTCAAAAGATATTAAAGCAAATAATGAAGGTGAACTAATATTATTAACAGCTATTCAATCACCATATAAAACAATATTAGATAATGCTGGTTTAGATAAAAAACAATTAAAATCTAAAAAAGAAGGTGTTGATGTTATTACAGGTAAAATAGTAAATATGATTAATTCAGGTATTATTGATCCTGTTCTTGTCACTAAAACAGCTTTAATAAATGCGGCTTCAGTTGCTTCTACAATTATATCAGCTGATTGTATAATTTCAAATGTTAGAGATGAAAGCAATTAATAATTATATAATCATAGATTTAATAAAAGAGTCACCTAAAAAACAAAATGGTCTTATTATTGCTGATAAGCATCAAAATGAAATTAGATATAAAAAAGCAAAAGTTATATATGTAGGTGATGCTGTAAAAGGATTAAATAAGAATGATATTATTTATTATGATAAGCATGCTGGGTATGGTATAGATTTTGAAGAAAATTTATACTATGTTATAAAAGAGCAGGATGTTATTGTAGTATTATGAGATTAGAACCATCTGATTTAAAAGAATTACAACTTTTAAAATATTATAGGCTAATAAGAAGATGGGCATGTAAAACATATAAGTTAAAAGATGCTGATTTAGAATTATTAATTTATTTTGATTGCATAGGTCTATTTACTCGTAATGATTATATCAAGGGTACTTATACATATTCTTGGGATAAAAAAAGATGGGAAAGACTTAGAAAAGAAGACTGGATAGATGTTTATTCTATAAGAAACAGAACTACAATAAAATATAATACTTTTAAAGTATCTTTTAAAGGTAAACAATTGATAAGCAGAATATATAGAATAATGCTTGGCAGTGAAGATTTACCTTTATCAGAAAGAAATATTTTTTTTAAAAACAAAACATATACAGATAAAGTTTATAATAAAGCTATAGATGATATGTTTAAAGATAGCAATAGATAATGGGATTTAAAATGAAAAATACTATTCAAAATATTATTATGACGAATGGTGTTATTAAAAAAGAAAATCTCGGTAAAGGTGTTGAAGGTGTTACATTAAATGATGGCACTATACTTATAAACAAAAACCTTTCACCAGTTCAACAAAAAATAGCTAAAAGTCATGAGCTAGTTCATAGAGATCAAATACTTAGAAAAGATCTTTCTTATGATGATGAAAATATATATTGGAAGGGAAAAAAATATAGTAGAAAAAGAATGAAAGAAGGTCATCCCAAATTAGATTGGGAAGCCGAAGCATATAAAAAACAAATAAAAAAATAATATTATGGGAAAACCAGGACCAACAGCAATACCTATTACACAAAAAGTTCATCCGGATAAAAAAGCATCAGCTCCTATTGAAGGAACAAATGTACCTATTGGAATGGGGTCGTCTGATAAAAAAGTTCAGGCTAAAACTGAAAAATATTAATGCCTGATACATTTATAAAAAATAACTTATCTATAGTTATTATGTTTATTACTGCAGTATTTACAGCGGGGGGTATCTTTTCTGAGTTTACATCGGTTAAAGACGAAATACATCTTGTGCATGAAAGACTGGATGAAAAAATTATAATTATAGATAAACTTGAAGCACGTATACTTGAAATTGAGAAACAATTAGAGTATGAGCGTGGGCTACTTGAAGCAATAAAAAAACAATAATAATGGATAAAAATTTAAAATCAGTCGTAGCTGAATTAAAAAAAGCATCACGTATGCACGCTGCTCAAGCTAAAAAAATTGAGAAGCATATAAAAGCTATGCAAAAATCAAATGCAAATAAAAATAAGTGATCATATTAGTTTAAAAGAAGCTACTAGATCTAATACAGCACAAAGACTTGGAATAGATAATTTTCCAAATAGTTATATTATTTCAAAAATGCAATTAACTGCAAATAAAATTTTTGAACCACTTAGAAAGTATGTAGATTGTCCTATTTATATTTCAAGTTTTTATAGAAGTCCGGAACTTAATACAGCTATAGGTGGATCAAAAAATTCGCAACATTGCAAAGGAGAAGCAATTGATTTAGATGATGTGTATAGCAAAGTAAATAATAAAGTTTTTTTTGATCATATAAAAGAAACTTTTGATTTCGATCAGCTTATATGGGAATTTGGAGACGAGCATAATCCAGCTTGGGTACATGTTAGTTATAAAGAAATAGGAAATAGAAATAGAATATTAAGAGCTATAAAAGAAAAAGGTAAAACAAAATATATAATATGGGACCAATAACCGCCAGAGTAAATAAAACAACAATGAATTCTATGGGAAGACAACCTTGTGGTAGACCTTTAATGAAAAAACCACCTGCCCCTTCTAAAAAGAAATCATTAGGTTATTATAATGAAGCTAAAAAAACTGGCACAGGTGCTGCGGCCGGAGGCGGTATGAGTCAAAAGGGCGTTAATAAATATAAAGCAGATAATCCAGGTAGTAAATTAAAAACTGCAGTTACCACCCCTCCATCTAAACTTAAACCTGGAAGTAAAGCAGCTAAAAGAAGAAAGTCTTTTTGCGCACGTTCTAAAAGCTGGACTTCAGAAAGAGGTAGAGCAGCTAGAAGAAGGTGGAATTGTTAAATTAAATTATGAAAAAAAAATTTAAAGATACAGCAGTTGGAAAATTTTTATTAGGTAAAATACCAAGTGTTGTTTCTTCAATAGCAAGTGGTACTCCTGCAGGTGGTATCATAGAAGCTATAATAGGAAATAGTGATATGTCTGAAGCAGACAAAGAAGTTGCTTTAGAGAAATTAAAATTAGAAAGAGCTGAAATAGACGGAACAACCAAAAGATGGGTAGCTGATGCAAGATCAGGAACATTTCTTGCGGCTAATGTAAGACCATTAACATTAATTTTTTTAGTTATAAGTTATGTTACGGGCTGGTTTTTAGAATACTCACTTGATTCAATTACATCTTTATTAACTATTGTAATTGGTGGATATTTCGGTTCTCGTGGTGTTGAAAAAGTTTTTGGAAATAAAATGCATAAATAATGGCAAGAATAAATACATATGTAAAAGATACAAATTTAACTGATAGTGATTCTTTAATAGGAACAGATGCAGATAAAAATAACATTACTTCTAATTTTCCTTTAAGTGGTATAAAAACATATATAGAAACTAATGCTAATATAAATGGTGAAACCACAACTTTTGTACAATCATCTGCTTCTGCAACTTGGAATATAACACATAATCTTGATAAATTTCCTGCTGTAACAATAGTAGAAGATACAGACAACGATGTAGTTTTTGGAGATATATCATATACAGACAGTAACAACTTAACAATAACTTTTTCCGCTGCTTTTAGCGGTAAAGCATTTCTAAACTAAAAAAAATGGCAATAAAATATTTATCTAATGTTGACTTTGGCAAAAATCAACTTATAAACATTGTAGTACATGTTGCTACTTCAGATCCCGGTTCCCCAGCTGAAGGGCAAATATATTATAATTCTAGTGATGACAAACTATATTTATATACAGGCAGCACTTGGATAGATGTATCTGGTGATATAAAAAGTGTAACATCAAATAATACAAATCAATTAACTGTAACAAATTCAACAGGTCCAAACCCGGGAATAAATGTTGTTACAGGTTCAGTTACAAATGGGGGTACAGCACTTGCTACAGGAGATCAAATATATGATTTTGTAAATGGTTTTGTAGATAATGCAAAACTATTATCATTATTATCTAGTTTAGAATCTTCAAGTGGTGCTGCAGATGAAACAATAACTATAGGAACGGATGCAGGAGATACAATTAGTTTTGCTGGTAATGTTACTGTAACAGGAAATTTAATTGTTAGTGGTACTACAACAACGGTCAATTCTACAACTATAACAGTTGCTGATCCAATATTTACTTTAGGAAGTAACGGTTCTGATGACAATAAGGATAGAGGTATTGAATTTAAATATAATGATGGAAGTTCTAGGGTTGGATTTTTTGGATTTGATGATTCAACCGGAAAGTTTACAGTGCTAACACAAGCAACAAATTCATCAGAAGTTTTTTCTGGTACAAAAGGTAGTCTTGATATTGGCAGTTTAGATTTAGGTGGTTCAATTACAACATATGATGGTGCTAACCCAACAGATGGCCAATTATTAATAGGACACGGATCTAATAGTGATTTACAATTAGGAACATTAACCGGTGGTGACGGTATAACAGTAACAAACGGTGCGGGTTCAATTACTATTGCAACATCAGCAGCTAGTGCAAGTGCTATAGGAGGCGTACAGCTTGCAACAACAGCTGAGGCTTTAACTGGTACAAATTCAACAAAAGCTGTAACACCAGAAGGATTAGCAGCAAGAAGTTTTGCAGTTAATTTAAATGCTAGTGAATCAACAGTCGCATCATCAGATAATATAACATATACGGTAACACATAGTTTAGGCACAAGAGATGTAATGTGTCAAGTGGTTGAAACTGGTTCTCCGTATGAAACAATAAATGTAGATATTGCAAGAGCATCAACTTCAACAGTAACAGTTGTTTTTGCGTCAGCAGTTTCAGCAGGGGATTATAAAATTCTTATTACTAAAATAGACTAATATATGGGTATTAAGTTTAAATCGCCGTTACAACTAGCGGCGCATAGATCAATAGCACATAGCGATACCGCTAAGACGCTTATAGTAAAAGTTATAACTAAAACAGCTGCACATCCAGAACATGGTAATGGAAGTACAAGTGGTTATACTATAGATGGTGTTGAGGGTGCTTATCTTGAATTTACGCCAGGTAACACATATAAATTTGATCAATCAGATAATTCAAATTCTAGTCATCCTCTTAGATTTTATGAAGAAGCAGATAAAACTACTGCATATACAACAGGTGTAACTACAAGTGGCACACCTGGTAGTTCTGGAGCATATACACAAATTATACCAACAACATCAACATTACCTATTTTATTTTATCAATGTAGCTCCCATTCTCTTATGGGTAGTTATGTTAAATTTGGTACAGGTACAATAGGTGACACATATTCTATAAATGCCACACAAGATGGTAATAATGTAGATGTAAAATTAGATGCTTCAAGTGGTACTGATTCTACTGTACAATTTACTGCAGGTTCAAATATAACACTTACTAGAAACGATGCACAACAAGTTACTATAGCTGCAGGTGGTGGTGAAACTTATGATTTAAATGCAACTGCAGACGGTAGTAATGTTGATTTAAATTTAACTTCAACTTCAGGTAATGATACTTCTGTAGTTCAACTAACTGCAGGAACAAATGTTACTCTTGCAAGAAACAGTGCAAACGAAATAACTATTTCTTCTGCGCTAGCAAATCCTTCTGATTCTATATCAGTAGAAAAAAATATACATGCAGGAGACGGTTCTGATACAACTTTTGATGCGAGTTCTACTATAGTAAATGAAAATAACATTCAAATATATATAGATGGTGTTTATCAAAGTAAAGATACATATTCTACATCTGGTGCAACAGTAACTTTTTCAACCGCACCAGCTACGGGTGCTAGTATAGAATTTATGCATTATGTAGCTGTAAGTGGCGTTGTAGAAGTTAATTTATTTACAGGAGATGGTTCAGATACTACTTTTGATATTGCAACAACAATTGCTACTGAAAATAAAACACAAATATATATTGATGGGGTATATCAAGGTAAAGATACCTACTCAACTAGTGGAACAACAGTTACATTTAGTACTGCACCTGCAAATGGAGCAAAAATAGAAGTTGTACATTTATTAGCAGCAAATGATACTGTTAATTCAAATGAAATAGTAGATAGTGCTATTGTAACTGCTAAATTAGCTACCAATGCAGTTACAAATGCTAAAATAGCTGATAATGCTATAGATCATGATGAATTAGCAAATAGATTTGCAAATGTAATTACACATACAGGCACTGGAAATTTAAGTATAGAATGCGATGATGCAAGTACTTTTTTAATGACTGGTAATGTTGCAACTGCTACATATACATTTAATGATATGAAACAAAATCAAGTGGTAGATTTAGTTATTTCAGGTACATTATCAAGTGCAGCTATTACATTTGCAGGTGGCACAGGATTAGGAACTACAACTTTTAATAAAATAGGTAGTACAGATTTTAGCACAAGTGGTACAAACCATATTTCTTTAATATGTGTAAAAGAGTCAGATGGTAGTTCTATAGTGAATTATACAGTAAATACATATACATCAGATACAACACCGTAATTATGCACGCAAGAATAGTAAAAGGAAAAATAATAAAGTACACTAAACTGCCAAGTGCTTTTGGTAATACTTTAGTAGGGTTTAATAAGTTATCTGAGAGTGAGCATGAAAAATATGGATTTTACACTATAATAACACCTAGTTATAATAATAAAACAGAATATTTAGACAATTTACATAGTAAAGATAATCATGAATGTTCTGATGGTAAAAAAAGAACTGTATTTATTTATGATATAAAAACTAAAACATTTAGTGAAACACTTGAAGAACTTAAATCTAAAAAAATTAAAAAATTAAAAAGTGCAGCTTATACTAAATTAGAAAGTACAGATTGGTATGTAACAAGAAAAGCAGAAAAAGGCACTGCAATACCTGATGCTATAGAAAAAGAAAGAAATGATATAAGATCTAGTGTAAATACAAAAGAATCAGAAATAAATGCATTAACAAAAAAAATAAATGTATTTAACTACGATATAATTTTATAATTATGCCGACTAATAAAAAGATACTTTCGCAAGATGCAGTAAGTACAAGTGATCCGGATTCAGAGCAAAGCTTAGTGTTATATCTCGATGCTAATGATGAGGATAGCATTGAAAGTGGAGGTGCTAATACAGGTGCAGGAAGTGGTACTTGGTTTGATATAGCTAACCACGATTTAAATGTACCATTAACAGATAATAATGATAATTTAGAAATACATATAGATGCAAGCAATACTAACTCTTACGGTGGTAGTGGTTCAACGATAACTGATATATCTACAAATGGATATAGTTTTAGTACACACGGAAACGCAGCATTTGGTTCAGACCTAAGAGGCTATTTTACATTAGACGGATCAGATGATGGTTTACGAACAACTGATGCTGTTACAGGATTTAGTGGTGATGTAACTTTTGAATGGTGGTTTAATGCTTCAGAAAGTAATAATTTTGCATTGTTACACGCAAATCCATTGTCAAATGATTCTGGTATTAATGGAATTTTTATTGGTAATGCTGCAGGCGGTGCTGGTGCGATAGAAATTTATAGAAAAACAACAGGTGGCACATTACATTCAGGTCAAAGTAGTTCTACAGGTTTATCAGGTATGGCCTCTGATGGATGGGTACATTTTGTAATAACAATAACAAGTGCAAATGTATGTAATTTTTACAAAGATGGCACAAAACAAGGTACTCTTACGTTAAATGGAAATGGTACAAATCACGATACTTATAATTTTGTTAGTATTGGCGGTTATAATAACGCTTCATATGAATTTGCTGGAAAAATAGGATGCTTCAGAATGTATTCTGAAATTTTAAGTAATTCTGAAATAGCACAAAATTTTAGAGCAGGTAATTTTATAAATTATTCATCTATAATTACATCTAAACACGAAGCAACTCAAGGAACTTTATATTCTACAAATTTAACTCTTAGTTTAGACGCAAATGGATATACCAGCGGAACTTGGTCTAATACTGCAAATAGTAGTTATAATGCAACAGTAAGTGGTGCTACATATACTAACGATGGTAATTCCGATTATTTTGATTTTGATGGTAGTAATGATTATGCTGAAGTTGGAGCATACACAGGTGCAGATATAGGAAGTGGAGGTTTTACTTTAGAGGCTTGGTGTTTATGTGAGGCAAGTTCTGGAGCAGACACTATTGCTTCTAATCTTGGGCCTAGTGATACTACAGGTTATCAATTATATATAGATGCAGGCACGGGAGTTAAATTATATATATATTCAGATAGTTCTAACTATAGACAATTAACTACTACTTCAGCTATAGCACAAGGTACATGGAATCATTGCGTATTTACAGTAGCATCTGCTTCAAACGGCGCTGCTATAAAACTTTATGTTAATGGAATTGAAAAAGACAGTGATACTTTAAATTCAAACTACACAGGGGCGGATCATGGACTAGATATAGGTAGATACCCATATAATAATACAAAATATTTTGATGGTAAAATAGCTCAAGTTAGAACATATAGTGCAGCCTTAACATCAGCACAGGTAACTACTAATTATAATGCTACTAAAGCATTGTACCAGAATCCTAATTTAAATATGAATTTAGATGCTGCTACTTATACAAGTGGAGCATGGGGAGATAGTGTAGGTAGTAATGATGGTACCATTAGTGGTGCAAGTTTTGATAAAGAATTAGGTAACTACTTTGATTTAGATGGTAGTAATGATAAAATTACTGTTGCAGGAGCTGATTTAAATCCTGCTAATACTAAATCTATTGGAGTTTGGTTTAATACAGATAGTACATCAAGTGAACAATATATAATATCTAACTGGAGTGGTTCTGGAAACAATTATGGTTACCATTTAATTGCAGATAGTGGAACATTAAAAGCGTGGATATATAGTCAAGCACAAAATGCATATTTTGCAAATTTAGCAAGTGGAGGAACAATTACGGCAGGCAAGTGGCATTATGCTGTATTAAATATAGGGCCTAATGCTTCTGATAATAAGTTGTTTTTAGATGGTGTTTTAACAGAAACAGAAAGTTCAACATCAGGCACATTTCCAACTACCGCTGCACATAATGGTATAATTATTGGAGCTTATGGAGCTAATGTTTGGTTTAATGGAAAAATTGGACAAATTAAAGCTTATAGTACGCAATTAACTTCAGCACAAGTAGCGCAAAACTATTTAGCCACAAAAAATAATTATCCTAATGGTTTTAATTTTTCAGTTGATGGCCCTACTTTTTCAACAAATTCAAGTCCAGCGTACAACTATTTTCGTTCTGATGCTGCAGCTGAAAAACTTTTACTTTCAAGTGTAGATATTGATATAACCATGGGGTATACTATTTCTTTATACTTAAGAAGGCATGCAACAACAGGCACATATCAACAACAATTTAGAATGACTGGTGATGGTTTTACAAGTTATTTGTTTTTAATTGCAGGATATGGAGATGTAAGATATTTTTATTCTAGTGGTACAGGCACTGAATGGAGTACATATGGAAGTTCAGGAGATTGGACAACAGATTGGATTAATGTAATACATGTTAGAGAAGCAAATGGGGCTGGTACAACTAATAACAGAGGTGAAATATATATAAATGGAGTTTCTCACGCCACCAATAACAGTTTAACAGCAGCTACAAATATAACTAGAATCGGTTTTGGAGACAATATAACCACTAGTAGAGTTGATAATGTTGATTCAGGTGCAATTAAACTATGGCAAAAGCCATTTTCTGATGCAGAAGCACTAGCAGAATTTAATGCTACCAAAACAACTTATGGATTATAATTATAAAAAATATAAAAAATTAATATAAATGGCTTTAACAAAAGTAACACACGGAGTTTTAGAAAATAGATATACAGCAAGTGTTGCAATATCAACATTAACAGGTACGGTATCTTTTAATTGTGCTAATGGTTCTGTATTTAAATTAAGTGGTGATTTAACCGGAGCATATACTATTAGCTTAACTGGTTATAAAAAAGGACAAATAATAACTATATATCCTTTAAAAGCACAATCAATTACACTTGCAGCACAAGGAAGTAATTCAAATACTTTTAATAAAATAGGTGGTGTAGATTATGATAACTCTGAGCATAATATATTACAATTAGAATGTACAGATGATTCTTCTACAGATCCTATATTTATGTATAGCATAGCTACTTATACAAGTGATAATACTCCATAATTATGTTAAGAAGAAAACTTTTAGCCCCTAGATCTTACGCACCTTCAGGATACACTTTTAATTTTCTTATGGTAGCAGCCGGTGCCGGTGGCGGTGGCGGTGCTATAAATTCCACTGGTGGTGGAGGTGGTGGTGCTGGTGCTGCATATGAAGCAACAAGTGGCACAACAGCTGTTGGTACAGTATTAGCAATAACAATAGGTGCAGGTAGTGCAGGGGGACCTAATAGTTACACAGCTGGAACTACATCTAATGGGGGAAATACTTCAATTACAAATATTGATGGAAGTGGAGGTACTTATACTGTAAATGGCGGTGGTGGTGCAGGTACTGGAGACGCGGGAACATCTGGTGCTGATGGAGGCTGTGGTGGCGGCGGCCAAAAAAGTGGTAATTCAGGTGGTTCAGGTACTGGAACATCTGCCGGAGGAAATGGTGGTACCGGAGGAGGTGTTATTAATGCCGGTGGTGGTGGAGGTGACGGCGGAAACGGCGGAAACGGTGGTTCTAGTACATATAGTGCCGGTGGTGGCGGAGGAGTTGGTACCCAAAGTAGTATTACAGGAACAGCAACATATTATGCTGGTGGCGGAGGTGGTGCTGGTTATTATACAGCAGCAGGCGGAGCTGGAGGTAATGGCGGTGGAGGAGCCGCAAACGGACAATATGGTAATCCTACAGCTGGCACTGCTAATCTCGGCGGAGGTGGTGGTGGTAGAAACTGCTGGAATAATGCAGGTGTTGGAGCAGCAGGAGGATCAGGTGTTGTTTTTTTAAAAATACCAAATGCAAATTATTCGGGAACAACAAGTGGTAGTCCTAATGTAGATACGTCTAGTGTAAATGGATTTACAATTTTAAAATATACCGGTAGCGGTAGTTATACAGCTTAATATGGCACATTTTGCAAAAATTGATTCAAATAATATTGTTGAAATAGTACATGTAGTAAACAATGAAGTTATTAAAAAAGAAGACGGGACAGAAGATGAAGCAAAAGGTAAGGAGTTTTTAAATTCATTATTTGGTTCTGCTACATGGGTACAAACTTCTTATAATAATAACTTTAGAAAAAATTATGCTTCTATTGGTTATACATACGATAGTGTGAGAGATGCTTTTATACCACCTAAACCTTATAATTCTTGGGTTTTAAATGAAGATAGCTGCCAGTGGGAACCTCCTGTAGAATTTCCTAATGTAAATAATAGATATAATTGGAATGAAGAAACACAACAATGGGATTATATAGGTCCTGCTTTACCTGAATAATATTATATTTGTAATTAATAATAAAATTTAATACTATGGATAAAAAATTAACACAAGAAGATATAAATAAAGTTGTAGGTATTTTAAATGATATGCCTATAAGAGAATTAAATAGAGTGAATGCAATAGTTAAAATATTAAACGATTGCGAAAATTTAAAGGAAAATAAAAATGAATCTAATAAGAAAAATTAGTATTGGTAGAGATTATAAAAATGATGCAATGCATTACTCTATTGGCCAAGAAGTATTTGGAGGGCATAGAATAGTTGAAATTATTGAAGAAGATGAATGCTATAATATTTATATAGAAAAAGAAGAAGAGGTGTTACCTTGGAAAAACTTTAATAAAAATATGGCAATAGCAGTTGAATATAATTTAGAATATTAATGAAACATCTTCATTGTTATATTATATCTCCAGTAAATGGTGTGTATAACAATAAAAAACAAGTTGATAAAAAGGAATTAATTTTAAATACCTCAATAGAAGATCATAAATTTGTAAATAGAATAGGCAAAATAATTGAAACACCAATTAATAATTCTGTTTTAAAAATAAATGATGAAGTAATTGTTCATCATAATATATTTAGAAGATTCTATGGTATGAACGGTATAGATAAACATGGTTCAAGTTTTTTTAAAGAAAATAAATATTTTTGTTATATAGATCAAATATTTTTATATAAAAGAAATAATGAATGGAAAACAATAGATGGTTATAGTTTTGTAAAACCAGTTTTTAATCAAGATAAATTTAACGAAAGTAAAGAAAAGCCTCTTGTAGGCGTTTTAAAGCACGTTTCGCCACTTTTAAGAAGCTTAAATCTTAAAAAAGATGATTTAGTAGGCTTTACACAAAACAGCGAATATGAGTTTGTTTTTGATAATGAAAGACTATATAGAGTTCCTGATAATTCAATAGCAATAAACTATGGAACACAAAAAAATGAAATTGAATATAATCCAAGCTGGTTATAAAGCAGTAGATGAGTTAATAAAAGTAGCAGAAGAAAAAATTATTTTAAACGATCCTAATGAGGATTTAGCTGCAGATAGATTAAAAAATGCAGCAGCTACAAAAAAATTAGCAATATTTGATGCTTTTGAAATATTAACTAGACTTGAAAGTGAAAAAAATGTTATAGATGTTTCTGATAATGTAAAAAAACCGTTTAAAGGGTTTGCTGAAAGAAGATCTAAATAGATAGAATGTACGATTTAATTAAATTAATTAATCCTATTAAAATAAATGTTATAAAAAGATATAACAAAGCAAAAAAATGGGATTATGGATATAATAAAGAGCATGATATAATTGTTATTAGTAAAACAGGTGCTATAGGTGATATAATTGAAATACAAAGTTTAAAAATAGCTTTACCACCATCTCCAAAAAAAATAACTAATACAAATAATAGATGGGAAGCACATGTGTATCCTAAAGAACTAGATCAAATAAAAACAAGATTTCAATGGGATACTTATCCTACTGTTTTTAAAAATAAATGGTACAATTATATTGATGAAGAATTTAACAAAAGAGAAAACGGGTTTTGGTTTATTAACAACAATGTTCCCACTTATATTACTGGTACTCACTACATGTATTTGCAATGGACAAAAATTGACGTTGGAAAACCAGATTTTCGCGAAGCAAATAGAGTATTCTATATATTTTGGGAAGCTTGTAAAGCCGACCAAAGGTGTTATGGATTATGCTATCTTAAAAATAGAAGATCAGGATTCTCTTTTATGGCAAGTTGCGAAACCGTCAATCAAGCTACAATTACAAAAGATGCACGATTTGGGATACTTTCAAAGTCTGGAGCAGACGCTAAAAAAATGTTTACAGACAAGGTTGTTCCAATTAGTACCAATTATCCTTTCTTCTTCCGACCCATTCAAGATGGTATGGACAGACCTAAGACAGAGCTTGCTTACAGAGTTCCAGCGTCAAAGCTTACAAAGAATAACCTCAAAGCTTCCGTTGGGTTTGACAATGACATTCCAGAGGGATTGGATACCACTATCGACTGGAAAAACACAGGTGACAACTCTTATGATGGGGAAAAGCTTCGTATTTTAGTACACGATGAATCTGGCAAATGGGAAAGACCTGATAATATTTTAAATAACTGGAGAGTTACAAAAACAACACTCAGACTTGGAAGTAAAGTAATAGGAAAATGTTTGATGGGTTCAACATCAAACTCATTAGATAAAGGAGGCGATAATTTTAAAAAACTTTATTATGATTCAGATGTCACAAAACGAAATCGTAATGGCCAGACTAGCTCGGGATTATATAGTTTGTTCATACCTATGGAATGGAACTACGAAGGATTCATTGATTCTTATGGACATCCTGTATTCGGAACACCTGAAAAAGAAGTCCTTGGAAACGATAGCGAATTTATTGACACCGGCGTAATTGATTTTTGGAATAATGAAGTTGAAGGATTAAAGCACGATGGTGATGCTTTAAATGAATATTATAGACAATTTCCAAGAACAGAGGAGCATGCTTTTAGAGATGAAACTAAAAACAGTATATTCAATTTAAGTAAAATTTATGAGCAGATTGATTATAATGATGATTTAATGCGTAAAGGATATATTACGCAAGGTTCTTTTTCTTGGGAAAACGGAATAAAAGATTCTAAAGTAATGTTTACTCCAAATAAAAACGGTAGGTTTTTTATTTCGTGGACACCATCTAAAAATTTAGAAAACAATATTGTACTAAAAAATGGTATAAAAACACCAGGTAATGAACATATGGGTGCATTTGGATGTGATTCATATGATATATCTGGAACAACAGACGGAAAAGGTTCAAAAGGAGCCTTACACGGATTAACAAAGTTTAGTATGGAAGATGCTCCTGCTAATTCATTCTTTTTAGAATATGTAGCAAGACCTCAAACAGCTGAAATGTTTTTTGAAGATGTATTAATGGCTTTAGTTTATTATGGTATGCCTGTACTTGCAGAAAATAATAAACCTAGATTATTATATCATTTAAAAAGAAGAGGATACAGAGGCTATTCAATGAATAGACCTGATAAAGTTTGGAATAAATTGTCTATAACAGAAAAAGAAATAGGAGGTATTCCAAATACATCAGAAGACATAAAGCAAGCACACGCGGCTGCAATTGAAACGTATATAAATAATTATGTTGGCATTGACCAAAATGGCGGTGGAAACATATATTTTAATAATACGCTTAATGATTGGGCTAAGTTTGATATAAATAAAAGAACTAAATTTGATGCAACAATAAGTTCAGGTTTAGCAATTATGGCGTGTAATAGACATTTATATCATCCAAAACCTAAATATATAAAACCTAGTTTAGATATTAAAATATCGAGATATAATAATAAAGGATCTCATTCAACAATAATAAAATAGCATGGCTGAAACAATTTTAAAAAGTTCATTTCCTAGTCAAATAGCTTCTGATGAAGAAAAAGCGTCTTTTGAATATGGAGAAAAAGTAGCAAAAGCAATTGAACACGAGTGGTTTAAAAGAGACAATGGTGCTACAAGATTTTATTCCAATAGGGATGAATATCATAGACTTCGTTTGTATGCAAGAGGAGAACAATCAGTAAAAAAATATAAAGATGAATTATCTATTAATGGTGATTTGTCTTATTTAAATTTAGACTGGAAACCTGTACCAATTATACCAAAATTTGTAGATATAGTTGTAAATGGTATGTCAGATAGATTATTTGATATTAAAGCTTTTTCTCAAGATCCTTCATCTGTAAAAGAAAGAACAGATTATGTTCAAAAAATTATGGATGATATGCAAGCAAAACAATTTAATGATAATGTACAAGAAAAATTAGGAATAAATATATTTAGTACTGATCCTAATAAATTACCTTCTGATGATCAAGAGCTATCTTTGCATATGCAAACAGAATATAAACAAGCTATAGAAATTGCAGAAGAACAAGCTATAAATACCATATTAAATCAAAATAATTATGATTTAACACAAAGAAAAGTAAATTATGATTTAGTTACATTAGGTATTGCGGCTGTAAAACATGAGTTTAATAAAGCAGAAGGTATTAAAGTTAGATGTGTTGATCCTGCTGATTTAGTATATTCATACACATATTCTCCTTATTTTGATGATATTTATTATATAGGTGAAGTAAAATCTGTAACAATAAACGAAATAGCAAAACAATTTCCTGAATTAACAGATGATGATCTTAAAAAAATATCAAGTCAAGGTTACCAAAGTGCATCTTCACATAATAGATACATTAATGAAGACAGCGTATTAGATTCAAATAGTATACAAGTATTATACTTTAATTATAAAACATACAACAATGAAGTTTACAAAATTAAAACAACGGCTACAGGAGCTTCTAAAGCAATTCAAAAAAATGATCAATTCAATCCGCCAGAAGATGCTGAAACTCTTTTCGAAAAAGCAAGCAGATCAATAGACGTAGTATATGATGGGGCTTATGTATTAGGAGTTAACAAGCTTCTTAAATGGGGTCTTGCTAAAAATATGATTAGACCTAAAAGTGATACAACAAAAGTAATGATGAATTACCATATTGTAGCACCTAGAATATATAAAGGAAGAATTGAATCTTTAGTTAGCAGAATTACAAGTTTTGCTGATATGATTCAATTAACGCATTTAAAATTACAACAAGTAATGTCAAGAATGATACCAGATGGTGTTTATCTTGATGCAGATGGATTAGCTGAAATAGATTTAGGTAATGGTACAAATTATAATCCACAAGAAGCATTAAATATGTTTTTTCAAACAGGTTCTGTTATTGGTAGATCTCTAACACAAGACGGTGATATGAACCCAGCTAAAGTTCCAATACAAGAACTTACATCTAATGGAGGTAATAATAAAATAGCTTCTTTAATTCAAACATATAATTATTATCTTCAAATGATAAGAGATGTAACCGGATTAAATGAAGCAAGAGATGGCAGTAAGCCAGACCAATATGCTTTAGTTGGTGTACAGAAGTTAGCCGCTGCTAATTCAAATACAGCTACAAGACATATATTACAAGCTAGTTTATATTTAACAGCAAGAGTTGCTGAAGCAGTTAGTTTAAGAATATCAGATATATTAGAATATTCACCAACCAGAGAAGCATTTATATCTTCAATAGGAAGATTTAATGTTGGAACGCTAGATGATATTAAGAACATGCATTTGCATGATTTTGGAATATTTATAGAGCTTGCTCCAGACGAAGAAGAAAAAGCAAGACTTGAAAATAATATACAAGCAGCTCTTTCAAAAGATCAAATATTTCTTGAAGATGCAATTGATATTAGAGAAATTAAAAATATTAAATTAGCTAATCAGTTATTAAAAGTAAGAAGAAAAAAGAAAATGAATGATGATTTGCAACGTCAACAACAAAATATACAAATGCAAACTCAATCAAATGCACAAGCAGCACAAGCTGCAGCCGAAGCTGATGTACAAAAGCAACAAGCATTAACTCAACAAAAAGCAGAATTAGCTCAACTTGAGTCAAGTCTTGAAATACAAAAGTTACAACAAGAAAAAGAATTGAAAAAAGAATTAATGTCATATGAATTTCAATTAAATATGTCATTAAAAGAAAAAGAGTCCGAAGCCTTTACTAGCAAAGAAAAATTTAAAGAAGATAGGAAAGACGAAAGGACTAGAATTCAAGCTACTCAGCAATCTAAATTAATTGAACAAAGAAAAGATAGAAAAGGAGAGCAAGAATTTGAATCTGCTGGTAATGATACAATGGGAAGCGGATTTAATTTAGAGGCATTTGAACCTCGCTAGAAACTTTATTAATTATATAATATTTTATCATGTCAAATAAAAAAGAACAAGAAGAAGTTGTTGTTGAACCAATAGAAAAAGTTGAAGAAACAACAGAACAACCTAAAGAAGAAGTTAAAGCTGAAGAAAAGGTTGAAGAAAAAAAAGAAGAACCAAAAAAATCAGTAACTGAAGTTGCTGATGATGGTACAATAAAAATAGATTTACGTAATTTTAAAAAAGAAGAAGATGCCACTGGAAAGCAAAGCACAGATGAGGTACCTGTACGCAACGAATCCGAAACTAGCGGAGAAGTTCGTGAAGAAAACAAGCAAACAGAAGATGAAAAATCTTCCGGAGAAAGTGTTAGCAAAATTAAGCAAGAAGAAGAAAAAGCTAATAAAGAAGAGCCTATATTAGAACTTGTAAATGAAGAAGAAGAAAAAAGTTTACAAGAAAAAATAAAAGATATTCCAAATAAGCTTAAAGAAGAGCCAAAAAACGTAAATAATAAAGAAGAAACACAAGAATTACCGGAAAATATTAATAAACTAGTTGAATTTATGAATGAAACTGGAGGTAGTCTTGAAGATTATGTAAAATTAAACAAAGATTACAGTAAAATGGAGGATATGGATGTCTTGCGTGAACACTATAGACAAACAAAACCACATTTATCTGAAGAAGAAATAAGCTTTTTAATGGAAGACACTTTTTCTTATGACGAAGAAGAAGATGAAGAAAGAGATGTTAAAAGAAAAAAGCTTAGATTGAAAGAATCAATCGCGGAAGCAAAGTCAAATCTCACAGGTCTGAAGCAAAAATATTACAATGACCTTAAGTTAAGCTCAAAGTTAACCCCAGAACAAAGAGAAGCGGTTAAATTCTACGATGATTATAAACAAGAGCAGCAAGTCTCAACGGAAACAGCTCAAAGACATAGATCAATATTTGAACAAAAAACAAATGAAGTATTTTCCCAAAATTTCAAAGGTTTTGAATATAAGGTAGGCGAAAACAGATATAGATTTAATGTTAGAGATACAAACAAAATTAAAGATACACAGTCAGATATTAATTCATTAGTTAGTAAATATGTAAATAAAGAAAACGAAATGAATGATGCTGCTGGTTATCATAAAGCTTTGTTTACAGCAATGAATGCTGATTCAATAGCTAATCATTTTTATGAGCAAGGAAAGGCAGACGCTATTAAAGAGTCTATGGCCAAATCTAAAAATATAGATATGGAACCTCGAGCTACTCATCAAGATGTTACTACGAATGCAGGATTTAAAGTTAAAGCTGTAAGTGGAGATGATGCTGACAGACTAAGAGTAAGATTTAAACAATAACTTAAAATTTAAAAAAAATGGGATTATTTAGTACGAGTGGGTCGTTTCCTGCGGGACTTACGCCTACTCCAACAAAAACGTTGTTTTCGGGCAACTATCTAACATTTGACTCTGGGTCAGGTGGAGGAACGTTCGCTCAACAATTTTTACCCGATGTATACGAAAAAGAAGTAGAAAGATATGGTAACAGATCTGTTTCTTCTTTCCTTCGTATGGTCGGTGCTGAAATTCCTTCTGCTTCAGATCAAATAATTTGGTCAGAACAAGGAAGATTACATATTGCATATAGCGGTGTAAACGTTGATACTGCAACAAACAATAGAGTTACATCTAATGGCCATGCTGTTAGAGTTGGACAAACTGTTGTAGTTATAGAGTCTGGAACTCACCCTAATGATGGGGTTACTTGGACTGCTGATAAAGTAGTAAAAGGAGTTGTTAAAGCTGTAGCTACAAATACTTTTGATATTGCTCCTTATAAAGGTGCTACATTAACAGCAGCTGGATTAACATCTGGTGGTTCTGTTAGTTGTTCAGTATTTGTATATGGTTCAGAATTCAAAAAAGGAACTGCTGGTATGGATGGATCTATAGATGCAGGTTTTCAGAAGTTTAGTAACAACCCTATCATTATCAAAGATAAATATTCTATCTCTGGTTCTGATACTGCACAAATTGGCTGGGTTGAAGTAACAACTGAAAATGGAGCGTCTGGATACTTATGGTATTTAAAATCAGAACATGAAACAAGACTTAGATTTGAAGATTATCTTGAAATGTCAATGATAGAAGGTGAATTAGCCTCTGTTACTGGCTCAGGTACTGCTGCAAACGAAGGTTTTGTTGGTACAGAAGGTCTTTTTGCTGCTATAGAGTCAAGAGGTAATATTTATCAAAACTTTAACTCTGGAGAAAATGCATTAGATAATTCAGATGGTGCTGCAAGAACATCTCTAGGGGATTTTGATGAAATTCTTAAAAACTTAGACAAGCAAGGTGCTATAGAAGAAAATATGCTTTTCTTAAATAGAGCTACTGCACTTTCTTTTGATGATATGCTTGCAGGGTTAAATCCACACTCAACAGGTGGCGTTAACTTTGGCGTATTTAACAACAGTGAGGATATGGCACTTAATTTAGGATTTAATGGTTTCAGAAGAGGTTCTTATGATTTTTATAAGACTGACTGGAAATACTTAAATGATGCTACTACAAGAGGTCTTGGTGGTAATATAGATGGTGTACTTGTTCCTGCAGGTACTTCAACTGTATATGATCAACAACTTGGTAAAAATATCAAAAGACCATTCTTGCACGTAAGATATAGAGCTTCAGAAGCTGATGATAGAAAAATGAAATCTTGGATCACTGGATCTGTAGGTGGAGTTTATACTGATTCTACTGATGAAATGAATGTACACTTCTTATCAGAAAGATGTTTGTGTGTTCAAGGAGCTAATAACTTCGTATTATTTAAGACTGCTACTCAGCAAGCTTAATATTTTATGTAAAGCTAAGGGCATCTTAATTGGTGCCCTTGCCTTTACTTTTAACAATTTTATTATATCATATTATGAAAACAAAAACAATTCCTGTTGAAAAAAACTGGGAAATAAAAGACAGAACTTATCTATTAACGGGTGGACAAACACCTATAACATTTACATTAGCATCTAAACATCACTCAAGAACTCCTCTTCTTTGGTTTGACGAAGAAAAAGGATATGCTAGAGAATTAAGATATGCTACTAATCAACAAAGTCCATTTAGAGATGAACAAAAAGGGCATGTTACTTTAGCTCATATTGTTTTTAAAGACGGTGCACTATTTGTATCTAGGACTAATCAATGTTTGCAAAAATTACTTTCAATTTACCATCCTGGTAAAAACAATTTTTATACAGAGGTTGATAGTGTAGAAGAAGCTAAAGACGACTTAGTAGATTTAGAATTAGAAATAGAAGCTTTAAATTTAGCTAAAGAATTAGATTTAGACCATGCTGAAGCAGTACTTAGAGTTGAACAAGGATCTTCAGTTGTTAGTTTAACTAGTAAAGAAATAAAAAGAGATTTGCTATTATTTGCAAAAAACAATGCAGCTCTTTTTATAAATCTTGTTAAAGATGAAAATGTTCAGTTAAGAAACTTTGCTATTAAAGCAGTTGAAGCTGGCATAATTGATTTAGATGGTGATCAAAGAAATTTTTATTGGGCAAAAAATAAAAAGAAATTGATGACAGTTCCTTTTGAAGAAAATCCATATTCAGCATTTGCTGCATATTTAAAAACTGATGAAGGTACACAGGTTTACAAATCAATAGATAAAAAATTAAAATAATTTATCTTATAGTGGTAGGGCTGCTATAAGGTAGCCCTATACACTAAAATAATAATTAATATGGTTAGCGTAGATACAGTATATCAAAGAGTATTAGCAATTTTGAATAAAGAAAATCGTGGTTATATGACACCACAAGAATTTAATCTTTTAGCTAATCAAGCACAATTAGAAATATTTGAACAATACTTTTATGATTTAACACAATTTAACAGAGGTGGCCAAATCAATAATGAGTTTGCAAATATTGTAAAAAATATAAAAGAAAAAATAAGTCTATTTAAAAAGACAGCAGCATTAACTTATTCAACAGATACATATGCATTGCCGTCAGATCTATATAGGTTAGGCACAGTTTATTATAATGATTCAATTGAAGTTGAACCAATTGATCAAATAGAATTTTTATATATAAATACTTCACCCTTAACTAAGCCTGATACTACAAGGCCTATATATACTAGATCAGGATTACTAATAAAAGTATATCCTACAACAATTACTTCCAATACAGAAATAGCAGCTTCATATATTAAAAAACCCGCTACAGCTCAATGGGCTCACGTGGAGGTTACAGATGATAATTCAACAGATATGGTAAAGCTATTTGATTCTTCGTCTGCTGTTGATTTTGAATTACACGAATCAGAAGAAACTGTATTAGTATATAAAATATTAGCTTATGCTGGATTAGTAATAAAACAACCTGAAATAAGTCAGGTAGCGGAAACTAAAGACAGTTTAAAAACACAAAAAGAAAAATCATAATAGATGGCACTAGGAACCTACAACACAGACGGAACAAATCAAACTCCCAAAGAATATTATGCTGGAACCGAAAAAGGTAATTATCAATTTATTTCAGTTACTGATATTATAAATAATTTTATAGTATCACAAGTCGGAGATGATAAAATAATTAAAAGTGTAAAAAGAGCAGAAGTTGCTTTTCATGCACAAAGAGGTATCCAAGAATTAAATTATGATACTATAAATAATTTAAAAACACAGGAAATAGAATTACCTCCCTCGCTTAGTGTAGACTTACCACATGATTTTGTAAGTTATGCACAAATATCTATGGTAGATGACAACGGTATTGAAAGACCTATTAAACCTAGTCCAGTATCAAGTGCTCCTGTTTCTGTACTTCAAGATTCAGATTATAATTATTTATTTGATTCAAATGGAAATTTATTAACTGGTTCTTCTTCATTAACTGTACAAAGATTTCAAACATCTACAAATGATACGTCTATTACAACAACAGACAGCAGTATAAATTTTTTAGAAGAAGGTTATGGGTATAACGTTGATTTTGGTAAAAGATATGGATTAGATCCTACAACAGCAACAAGATCAGGTTTTTTTATTATAGATGATAATAATGGTACTATATCTTTTTCAAGTGATTTAAAAAACAAAGTAATTACTATAAAATATATTTCTGACGGGCTAAGTTCAGACGGGGACATGAGAGTTCATAAGTTTGCAGAAGAAGCATTATATAAGTGTATAGCACATGGTATTATGACTGCAAAATCAAATGTTCCTGAATATCAAATAAACAGATTAAAAAAAGAAAAAAGAGCATCTATAAGATCTGCTAAGCTTAGGTTAGCTAAAATAAATATTACAGACTTGACTCAAACTATGAGAGGTAAGTCTAAACACATTAAACACTAATACATGGCTGAATTAAAGCATACGTTCACGTCAGGTCGAATGAATAAAGACCTTGACGAAAGACTTATTCCTAATGGTGAATATAGAGACGCTTTAAATATTCAAGTGTCTACCTCTGAAGGCTCAGATGTAGGTGCTATTGAAAATGTATTAGGTAATGATGCTATTTCCTCATTAGAATTAACTAATGGTATATGTATTGGTGCTGTATCTGATAAACTTAATAAAACTGTATATTGGTTTGTAACTTCAGATGAATTAGATGGTATATATGAATATAATACTTTAACTAAAAAAATATGTGCTATAGTTATAGACCCAAAAACAAATTCAACAAATACAATAAATTCTTTAGTTTTTAGAAGCAATATTAATAATGATTTAATTATTGATAATTTATCTATACCCGAAGCTAAAGAAATTTTTAATATAGATGATGCAAGTTTTCCTACAACAACAAATCAAGAAGCGTTAATTACTAATAATGTTATACTTACTGTTGATAATCCTTCAATATCTTTAACTATACCTAAAAATACTATTTTATGTTTAGATCCTGAAAGTGGATATATATTTAAAAATGTAAAATATACAAATACAGACTTAGGAGATTTAACTGTTAAATTTGAATTTTCAAATAGTAGTGTTTTGGATTTTAGTAAAAACCATTTAATTACAGCTGCTAATATATTAAATAATATTTTATATTTTAATGATAATTTAAATCAGCCAAGAGCTATAAATATAAATGATTTTAGAAGATATTCAGATGAATTATTATTAGATGATGGTTCTTATTCAAAAACTGAACAAACAAAAATAAAAGGTGAAATATTCATTAGTAAAAATATTAAACAAAAATTTGAAAAAGAATTTGAAGAAAAAGATATAATTGTAGCAAGAAAAGCTCCACAAACAGCGCCTAGTTTAGTTTTAAAAAATACAGTAAGAGATGGAGAAATAACTGCTACTGTACAAAAAAATCTTTATACTAGTAATGTTTTAGTAAGACCTGATAATTCAGATCCATCGTTTACTATAACATATGCTCAATTACCTGATTGGAAAGTTGGAGATAAAATACTTAGTACCCCCAATGAAAAAGATATAAGTGGTAATGATGAACCACAAGAGTGGGAAGCTGTAGCTATCATAACAGAAATATTAGTTAATTCTAAACAAATTACTTTTAATATATTATCATATACAGAAACACCTGATGATAAGACATATGTATTAAATCAAGAATTAATGCAGGACAACCCTATATATGAATTAACATTTCCAAGATTTGCTTATAGATGGAAATACAATGATAATACATATTCTACATTTTCTCCATTTTCTGAAGTAGCTTTTTTGCCGGGTGATTTTAAATACGATGGTAAAAATGCACATAATGAAGGTGCTGTAAACATTGCTAGAAAAATAATATTAAACGATATTGAGCTAGGTGATGAAAATGTAAAAGAGATTGATATATTATTAAAAAAAGATAATGATAATAATGTTTATATAATTTCAAATGAAAAAAGAAAAGACTTTTTTGGAACATTTGAGATTACAAAAGAACAAATTAAATCTACTGTTGATAATAAACAATTACTTAGACAATGGGATAATATACCAAAAAGAGCAAAAGCACAAGAGGTTGTTTCTAATAGAATAATATACGGTAATTATGTACAAAATTATAATATATATAATGATCCTGATTTTACTATTATTATAAATAAAAAAACCGATGATAGCAAAAATAGTTTAAAGTCTGACAGAACTTATGAATTTGGAGTTATTTATGTTGATGAATACAATAGACAAACTCCTGTTTTAGCCGGAAAAAACAGTGTTATTACAATACCTAAAAGTAGTAGTATTGATACAAATGAATTTAAAATAAAATTAAATAATACTGCTCCTGCTTGGGCTAAATATTTTAAATATTTTATAAAAGAATCTTCTAATGAATATTATAATTTAGCATCTGATCGATTTTATCCTGATGAAGAAAACGGATTTATGTATATAAGTTTTCCTTCAGCAGATAGAAATAAAGTAACAGAAGAAAACTATTTACTTTTTAAGAAAAATCATGGTAATAATAAAGCTGTAATAGCAGAAGACAATAGATATAAAATAATTGATATATCTAACGAACCTCCAGAGTTTATTACAGCAAGAAAAAGAGTAATTTTATCATTAGGAGATATTGTTTTTACAGATGATTATGGAGGGAATAATGGTGGAACAACAGTTACAAATAAAACCAATGCTGCTAACAATGCACCTTTAAAAGACTTTGCGTCTATACAAATAAAAGAAGCAAACGGTAGTGATGGTGTTCCTTTAGCTGACACTAAAGAAATTAGGCCTGGAAGATTTGCTAGTTTTGAATACTTAGGCAAAGAAAGTAGACCTTATAAAATTAAAAGATTGTCTCAACATCCATCAGGCGACATTGAAATAAAAATAGATTTTGAAGAACCATTTGATGAGGATGTAGAAATAATATATCAAAAAGCTAGTGAAAATATTGGTGATACTACGACTAATTTTGGAGTTAATATAAATATTAGTGAAGAATTTTCTGCTGCTGGAGATAAAGAATTTGACGGTAGATTTTTTGTTAAAATAAGAATTAATTCAACTTTACAAGATGGCATTATAAAAGAAACTTTTGGTGGTAAAGAATATTTTGCTAAAGAGTCTATACCTTTAATTGGAGTTTATTCTAAAAATGAAGATGGTAAAAGAAATAACAATAAATATGATAATACATCTAGGGGAAGAGACAATGCTCGTAAAGATCCTACTAATGATTTTGTTGTAAGTCATGGTGGTAATGCTACTCCTGGCTCAGATGAAAAAAGTGGCAAAAGATTAAAAGTTGGAAGTTTAGAATATAATATTTCTCTCGAATGTGCTACATATAAGATGGAAGCTGTAGTAGAACAGCTAGCTAAAAGAGCAAAAGTTGGAAATTTTGTAAGATTTATAAATAACGACGGTACACCTGTTGGAGATAATCAAATTTACGAAATAGGTAGCGTATATGTTGAAAGATTTAAAGAAAAAATGGGAAGTGCAAGCCGTAAGCATTTTAAAAGAATAAATTTTAGATTTGTTAATGATGACGGTGAATTCCAACCTTTATTAGATGATATATGTGTAAGGGGTCAAGATACATGGGATAATGAACCTAGAATGGAAATATTAGAGGAAAGAGATAATGAAAAAACTACCGTAATTAATCCTGGTATATTTGAAACAGAACCATTAGAAAGTAAAACAGATTTAGACATTTATTTTGAAACTGAAAAAGCATATACAATAATAGATCATGGCACTACACAAACTTTAAAATATTTTAATTGTTTTAGTTTTGGTAATGGCGTTGAATCTAATAGAATTAGAGATGATTTTAATGCGCCTTTTATTAAAAATGGAGTAAAAGCTTCTACAGTATTAGAAGAGGGTTATAAAGAAGAACGTGTATATAATGGTCTTATTTGGAGCGGTATTATTAATCCAAATTCTTCTGTAAATAATTCTAATCAATTTATTCAGGCTGAATCTATTACTAAAAACTTCTTACCTTCATATGGTAAAATACAAAAATTGCATGCTTGGGACGATAGTTTAGTTGTTTTTTTAGAAAATAAAGTATTAAGAACTCCAGCCAATAAATCAGCATTATTCAATGCAGACGGCTCTACAAATTTAATTTCTACTAACAGAGTAATAGGAGATCCTATAGAATACAACGGAGACTTTGGTATATCTAATGATCCACAATCTTTTTCTGCTTTTGGATTTAGATGTTATTTTGTAGATCGTAAAAACGGAAAAATATTTAGATTATCTAAAGATGGATTAACGCCTATTTCAGATGTTAATATGAGTGACTTTTTTAGTGATAGATTAGAAACAACTCAAACTATTTTTGGTTCTTATGATGAAGGTAATAATTTATATAATCTTTCTTTTAACACTGACAATGATACTGTTTGTTTTTCTGAAGCAATAAATGGTTGGTCTACAAGAAAATCATTCGTACCTCAATACGCAATTTCATTAAATAGCACTTATTATACTTTTTCTAATGGAGATATGTGGGCACATGGGGCTTCTGGCGTGCCTAGAAATAATTTTTATGGGGTACAAGGATTTTCAGAGGTACAATTAGAAATAAATGATGATCCTTCTGCTGTAAAAAAGTTTAGAACATTAGTTTACGAAGGCACAAAAGGATGGACTGCTGATATAAAAACAGATTTAGAAAAATCAAATGACATATCTTTTAAAAGTAAAGAAAATAAATATTTTGCAAATATTTCAGGTGAAAATAAAACAGTATCTAATTTAGATTTAAAAAAGTTTAATTTTCAAGGTATAGGTAGACCATCTAGTATGGATACAATATCAGATAACAGAACAAATACTACTTTAAAATTTTTAGCAGAAATAGATAATTTATTAAATGTAACATCATCAGAATTTAATATAGTAAAATTACCAAATGAAAGAATTAGTCAAACAGTTGCGGTAATAGCATTAACTCCACCGGTTGGGTTTACATTAGTTGCTAAAGATTTTAAACAAATAACAAAAACAGGGTTTACAGATAAACTTAATTCAACAGTTGCACAAAATGGAACAGGTGTATTAATTAATTATACACATGGAATAATAAAACAACCTGATTCTAGCACTACTATTAAATTGTTATTTAGTGGTAAAATGGTGCAAAATAATGTTTCTTTAAGTGGAGCACATACTCAAAAATTAGAAGGCGTAACTTCTAATATCACAGATGATACTTATACCTTAACCGGTAAACCAAACACTGAAAAAACAATATTAGAAAGAACTATAACAGCTGATACAGATTTTGAAATATTTCCATCAGACATAATATGTGATAATCCTGCAATTAGATTAATTATAACAGAAATAGCAAAGGGTGTAGAATATAGAATTATAGAAAAAACAGTATTACCATCCTCTACAGAAACAGGAAGAGATTATAAAATAACTGCTGTTGCTTCAAGTGTAAAACCACAAGATAAAAAAATATCTTCAAGAATATTAGATACGTCAAATGCAATATTTACAACGCAAACAAGAACATTAGAAATTTTCGGAGAAGAAGGAGCAATAATAAAATATAAATTTACAGATTCATCAAGTACACTTCAAGAGGAAACATTAACAATAGATAATAGTGGTAAACTTAATGTTCAATTGTTATTTCCTGCTGGCACAGCAAGTAATACATTTACAATTGCTTTTACAGAAGGCACATTAACAGAATTTGATACAAATAGCTGGCAAGGTAATATTACTATAAATAGAGTTGCACAAGTTAAAAGAACAGTTAAAGTTGTAGCAAACTTTGGTTCTTTTTCAGATTTTACTTATTTTATTGTTAATTCAGGAACTAGATTATCATCAGCTAGTTTTATTGAGTTAACTGTTACAGCTGCTAATCATAAAGTATTACGATCTCCAAATGATGATGATTTTGAAATAGTTCCAGATACAACAGGTATTAATACTATTGTTTTTTCTAATATATTATTATCAGCTTTAACACCCAGCGGTGGGTCAAATACAAATCTTTTAAAACTTCAATTCGCAATAGATATAGCTTCTGTAGACCATGATGATGAAGTTTTTATAGATTTAGCTGATTATGTAGGCAAAAATGTTACAATAACTACAACATTTAATGCAACAACTACAGGTGGTACTGATACTTCATCAGGTGGTTTATATACTATAACACAAGCAAGTCCAAATACAATAAATGGAAGTGCCGGTTTACCTGCAAGTACAAATAGTGTATATACATATCAACTTGCTATTGCTTCTGGAAAAGAGTTAATACCAGGAACTACAGCTGATGATTTTGATATATTTGATTCTTCTAATAACAATGTTACCTCAACATATAATGATGACGATACACTTGATCTAAGACAAAGAGGTAGTAATTTATTTATTGATTTTAAACCAGGTAGATTTAATATGCCTGATGCTGATACGGCTCTTACTATTAGGCCTACAAAAGCTATAGTGCAAACATTTGTTCAAACTGTGGATTATCAAGTACAAGCTAAAAATTTAATAAGAGTTTTAGGTGTAAATGATTTTATGTCACAGGGTGGCAATTTTGCTGCAGCATGGCCTATATTTAAAAATAAAATTTCAAATAAAACTACAGCTGCATCAGGAACAAAATTAATTCAATTTACATATACAATAGATAGAAGAAGTAATCAGCCTGATCAACAAAAATTTAGCAAATGGTCTAATACAAATAACTCTATTACATTTATAGGAGGTAGTAATACTGAACTTTCTTTAGCATCATCTGGTTCATACGCGCCAATTCAAGGTGGAAGTAATATTTCAGTTTCAGGTGGGTTTGAAGTAACTAACAATTCTTCTACTTATCAATCTATTTTAACAGTAAATATATTATTAAATACTGCAAATATACCAGCAGGTAAAAAAGTTGGATTAATAGATGTAAATGCAGGAATTGATTTTAAAGAAAATGTTAAAAATAAAACTACTTTACCGGCTGCAACTCAAAAAGCTGCTGAAGCATTAACAAAAAACTTAGACTATGGATATTGGAATTTAGATTTTTCAACTTCAAAACCTAAAGTAAATGCATGGGTAGCACCCGGTTATGACCCTGGAACAGGATTTGGTGGAAGTATATCCTTGGGCCCATCAGGACCTTTTATAAAAGATACTGCATTAAATAAAATATATCGTATTAATACAGGTACTGGAAGAATACAAGAAATTTTAGATATAAAAGCAAATATTCCAACGCATATTGCAAATTTAATTCCAAATATGAACTTTTTTGAAGGTCCAAGAGGGTTTATTAATAGTTTTGCTTTTGGTGATTCATTTAGAACTACAGATGTTTTAGATGCAAAATGGGTATTTCAAACACCTACACAAGTTGCTAATGCAAAAAGTTTATTTGAAAATGCTAATACTGTACGTGGCCAAGATTTAAAAGATATTGGTATTGAAATGCGCATAGAAGGTTTAACAGAGGAGGCATTAAATAAATACCAAGGAAGTTTTCATACTAGACATATTAGAAAAGGAAGAACCTTAACAGGAGGAGAAATGGAAAGTAAGAAAAATTATAATGGAAATAACAGTAGCATTGAATTAAAAAGCACATTAACTTTAAATTATACATTAGGAACTCAAGGATATTTGATTTCGGCAGCTAATATATCTATGTTCCATATGTTTAGTAGTGCTTGGAACCGTGATATGACACGGGGAAGTATTGCTACAATATTTACTAATTGGTCTAGTTCTCGATCTAAAAGTAAAGCTTATCAGCTATATGGACAAAGAAATAAAACTATTTCACCTGCATCTAATAGAAATTCTTATATATTATAATTATGGCTAATAAAACTATTACTTTTACAAAAAAAATAAATGTATCTTTACAACCAACAGATTTAGTTTATTATTTAGATTTGAATAATGAAAAGGTACAACTTGGAAGCTGTGTAAGCGTAGCAGAAGATAGATTATCTTTTGTAGTTAATGTGCTTTCTACAGCTAAACCACCTCAAGATAATGCATACTTTATGTTTAATAAAAATAATGTAATACATAGTAATGGGGTGCTTGGCTATCATGCCACAACAACTTTTAAAAATACATCAACAGAATTCTGTGAATTATATGCAGTAAATTCTGAAGTTAACTTAAGTAGTAAATAATTATGAGT